TTCTCTTCAAGAAACTGCTTGAGGTTAGTTTGATGTATCCTCTTCTCGAGCAGGGGGTATGCATCATGTTCTTCTATAAACTGATACATAGAATCCCAATCCGTCGTCCAGTACCGTGTATCCACTTTACGAATGATTGTCCCTGCTGGTGTTTTAATGCTGTCAGCGTTGTTGTCCCTACATATATCTAGCATCTTCTCCGCTAGCAGTTCTTGTTGGGCTTTCAAGCCTTCGTCTTGTACTTCAAATTGCTCTTTTAATTCTGCTCGTTTATCACGAATTTTTATGTAAACTTCGGCGAGTTTATCTGTTGTGAAATCTTCCATCATTTAGCTCCTTCAAACTACGAACTTTTTATTATACAGATGACTTTGACAATGTCAAGCTATATTTTCTATTTCTTGTCTATATAAGTCAATTATTTTTGTGTGGTTATCTATATTGCTACTTAGCATCTTGTACAACTTAGCTTCTACTTCACTTCCTTTGATATGCACAATGGTCATAGGGTTCTTTTGCCCAGGACGGTTAATACGAGCATTGGCTTGTAAGTACGTCTCTACACTGGTCATAGGAGCATACCAAATGATTACGTTAGCAGCAGTTAGTGTTAACCCGTGTGATGCCGCTTGAGGTTGGATGATAAGCACACGAATGTTTTCTGTTGATTGAAAGTCGTTGATTATGTCGTGCCGTCTGTTTACAGGAACTTGTCCGTTGATAACTGCACAAGGTATGTTAGCTGCTGTTAAATATTTGTTTAGTAGTTCTATAGTATGAGTAAATGGAACAAATACCAGGACCTTATGTGATGCTTCGTTAATAACTTCTTCAATAACTTTTAAGCGGTTGGACACATCAAACTCTATGACTTCTCTAGTATCGGTATACACCGCACCGCCAGAGATCTGGAGAAGCTTATTAATATTAACAGCCGCATTTACTGAACTAACTTGTTCTCCATCTGCTGACATAGTCATCTGCTGTTTGAGCAATTTGTAATACTTCATTTGCTGGGCAGTTAGGGGTGCATCCCGTTCAACAAAAGTAACGTCAGGTAAGTCTAGGCATTGGTCTTTCTCAAACCGAATAGCTGGTTGTAACACTTTATGTACGGTGTCTTGAGCAGTAGCTTTAGGTAGCCAACGATACATACCAACTTTGTACATAACTTGGTCACGGAACTGACCATAAAATTTGGGTGTGCCAGTTGGATTAATAAGCTTGGCTAGGCCAAACGCATCTATGGGCGATTGTGCTGCTGGAGTACCAGTAAGCATCCACATACCCTTTACTTGACCAGCTATGTCTCTGAGTGTCTTCCAACGGGTTGTTTGTGCATTCTTATAGGCACTTGCTTCGTCTACTACGATTAGGTCAAAGCCCCCGTTCAAGATGTCTTGCTTAACAATATCTACTCCGTCAAAGTTAATGATGACAAACTCAGCGTTGTTAGCAAATATTTTTTTCCGTTGAGCTGGGCTACCGTGAGCTACATCGCATGTGCGGTGGATAGCAAACTTAAATAAGTCCTGTTGCCATGCTGACTTCATAATAGACAGAGGGCAGATAACCAGCACACGACGGACTACACCCAACTTCATTAGGTAGTCTGTTGCCCATATTACGCTAGCTGTTTTACCAGTGCCTTGCTCGTTAAAGCAAAATGCTTTGCGGTTTAACGTAAGAAACTCAGAAGTTAGCTTTTGATGGTCAAATGGTTTAAATTTTCCAGGCCAGTTATAGTCCGTTATGATGCTATTTTTTGCTAACATTCCGCTTAACTGTGTGGTCTGAGTTTCTGCTAAACGAGCGATTACTGCTAGCGGATTTAACCTTGAGATTGCTTTTAGCACTTGTGCCCCCTTTGCTGAGAGGCTTTGAGTGGTCGACGTCTTTTCCATCCCCTTTTGATACCTTTCCATCTTTCATTAGCTCCGCACGGGCAGCATTACGCTTGCCCCTATTTTTAATTTGTTCGGGTTTACCCTGATACTGTTCGTATTCTTTTTTGTATGGTCTAGGTTTGTTCACGTATGGCATTTTGAGGTTTTTCCTTACGAAGTTTTGTACCCACATTATGGCTCCCTAAAGCATCTTTAATCAAGTGCATACCCCATTCTGCAGCGCATCCAGCATGCATAGCTAAGGTTACATAATAGTGCCCATACTTTTCTGTATAGTCCGAAGGATTTGCAACGACTGCTAATTTAGCTAATGGGCTTAAGTTACTTTCAAACTCATCTTTAGCTAGGTTTACACCATCCCAAAAAATGGCATCTTCTGACCTAAGTATTTTTCTATTTCTACAGGAGGGGTATACACACATGCAAATTTCGGTTTCACCTCTATACCCGTCAAACTCCCCTTTTTCCTCGTTTAATTTTTTACCTACAGGTATACCTTTACTAAAACTCATTTGCGTCTCTCCCGATAGTTATGACAAGTCTTAACGGGGCACCAACCGCATAACGGACCCGCTACTGCGTTCCATACCCCTGTTTTCATAGCCGTTTCGAGGCGCTCTAGGTCAAACCGCACATGCTCAAAGTAGGCTAACTTGTGCATTGAACTGTGTTCTTTTTTAACAAACTCGTTACTAACTATAAATATCAAAGCAGACTTAAGACTCTTAACCTCAGGGAAGTGAGTGAACACCGCCGCCGCTAATAAATCTAATTGTTTTAAGTCTGCATACTTAGCGTTCTTACTGCTCTTGTAGTCAACCAAATATCCTTCATCACCATTGATGATTAGTAAATCCGCAATGCCTCGATACCATGCATTTTTATCGTTGAATCCACAAGGATTAAGCCTGCCACCTTTGTTAGATACACCTAGTTCAATCTCAGTATGCTTCTCACCTGGGATATTCTTAAGCGCATCTAGGGTCTTTTGAATAAAGGCAAACTGGGGTGGTATGGGTGTACCATCTTTAATGTAGTCCTCAGCAGCTTTGTGTAGCTCTTTGCCATATATTGTGGCTTCACTGCCGTCGTCTTTAACATCCTTAGCAACCTTAAGGTGGTAATACTTCTTAGGACATTGTTGAAATGTTTTTAATCCACTATATGACCACGCACTCATTTCTCTTGTGCCTTTCTTATTTCTTCAAACCCGTAAAACCATTCGTCTTTAGCACTCCATTTGGCGTGGTTCTCAACGCTATATACCTCGGTAGGTATCTTAAAGTCAGGAGTCTTTAGAACTGCTGGTACGAGTGATACGTCATACCACAAGCACCTGTTGTTGGGTTGGCAAGCAAACTGCCCGTTATCTAAACGGATAAAGTTATAGCTCTTATGCTCTTCGACCCCCTCACTAAAGCTAGTGTCTAGTCTGTTAGATTCGGGCGAGGCAAAGTCAATCGTGAACAGGTAATTGCCAAAGTGAAACTGTTTGTCTTTACCAAAGAACTTAACCTTCAAACCCCGTAGGTTTGATTTCTCAATAACCGCCATGTCATACGATAGGCAGTCCCATATCTGTAAATGATCTAAGGGTAACGGCTCGACTACCTCTTTCCAAACATACGCATGGATAGGTAGCTTGTCGTACAGCGCCCCGTAGTTAGTTAACATCGACTCGATACGAAAGGCTTGACCCTTTATAGCCTTGGCGGTCATCCATACACAGGGTTCTAGTTCTCCATGACCCTTCTCGTGGTTATAGAGAAACTCCCTGCGTACAAAGCATTTAACGGGTGGTATGTTAGCTACTAGAAAAGTCATTTTGCGTTTATTTTCCGTACCTTGGCATGCAAGTTATATCAACAGGAACATCAGATAAACTCCCATTAATTTTGCGTCTAGACATAATAACGGATGGTCTAAGTCCGCTTGACTCGCATTCTTGTACCGCCATAATTACTTGACTGCGACTCATTTGTGTAACTTCTTTTTCTACTACTAGCGCAGTGTCAGGTAACCTAGAATTATCTACGTAGGGCGATGACGAGCATGCTCCTAAGAACCCTGTAATTAATAATATTTTTTTCATTTAATCCTCCTTTTTACTACTGTATCTACGTTTAGGTTTAACTGCTGCAATTCCAAGTTTTTCTCCGTCATTTTCTTTCCTCGCTTCTAACATTTCGTCAGCAAATTTATAACACTCTTCTGCACTTGCGCCTGTTACACCTCTAAGCATAGCAAAGCAATCTCGTAAGTCTTGTTCGTTCATAATTGTTTACTCGGTTTTTTAAGTTTCATTTTGTTTTTAGCAAGCTCTTCTTTTATTTCCTTCAAAGTTAGCTTACCCATATTAGGTATCTTCATTAGTTCATTTTCTGTCTTGCTAAGTAAATCTTCTAAAGTAAAAATATTTTCTGCTTTTAAGCAGTTCAAAGCACGATTACTAAACTCAAACCTCTCGTCGTTCTCAAGAGCTTCTTTTTTAACCTTTTCTCTTTCATCCCATGCTTTAGCATTCTTTTTTATCTCTTCTTGCTTAAGAATTTCAACTATTTTTGGGTGGCTATTAATTTCTCTGAGCCTTTCGTAGGCACGTTCAAGATTAGCTTCCGTTCTTTCATACTTAGCTTTATACGCATCGTCTGATTGTTGCTGATTCTTAGATAGAGGTATCTGTACTAAGTCATTACCTGCAAACTTACTAAAGTTCACCATCTCTGCTATTGAATTAAACTCCACGTGAATTTTCATTTAACACTCTCCATATGATTTTCCAACTCCTGATTCACAATTTAACGGCAACTCCTGTGCCCACTTAGGTCGCATTCTCATGCACATCTCAACATACTCTTGCCCTGTCTGCGCTTCTTGCTCAGGTATTACACAAGCAATCGCATCATGCACAGTCATTACTACTTTGTATTTCTTTGCTACTTGGAGCATCTGCTCACCAATAATAATTCGGGCTAAGGCTTGGCAGACGTTCTCAATAACCTTCCCACCATATATCCTGTTAGGGATAACGGCTTTACCCTTTTTGATGTCGTACACATACTCATCTTTACCTTGCTCATTGCGTATCTTGCGTAGGTTTGGATACTTCATGTACAACCCATTTGGTAGGCGAATACCTTTGCGCCCATCTACAAACAACACATCCTTGCGCCCTAACGGAGCAGTTTTATCGTTAATGATGGCATCTAGTGCTACTCCCGCTTGCCTCCAAAGTTGCGGTATCCAATCATAAGTCTCCCGATAGACTTTGATAATACGATTGGCTTCCCCATCCTCAATTTCCACATTAAAAGTCTTGAGCTGTGCTTGAAATTTCGCACTCCCCATGCCGTAGCCACATCCCAATATTGTTGTCTTACCGACGAATCTCTCATCTTTGCTAATTTCTTCTTGCGCCTTAACATAGATAGACGATGCCATGATCTTGTATACATCCTCGCCCCTTTCAAACGCATCAACCAAATCGTTCTGTTCAGCCAGCCACGCTAATGTTCTTGCTTCTATTTGGCTAGAGTCAGAGTCCACAATCACCGATCCAGGCGGAGCCATTATTGCTTTCTTTAGCATCGACCCCCTTGGTAGGTTCTGCAAGTTAACCTTGTCATCACCGCCCCAACGACCCGTATGAGCCGCATAGTAGCGTAGTGGTATGGGGAATAAGCCTCGTTGCGAGATCTCTATAAAACGCTCAGTCCTTGTTTCTTCAATGGTTGACTTCACTCCTAAACGCGCTGTTGCAAGAATTTGCACCTCTTCGTTCTCATGCTCAAGCAACTCTTTAAACCCTTCGTCAGTCTTGGCAAATGCCCATGCTTCCTTACCTGTCGTAGCGCTAATCTTAGTGGGAGGTTCTACACCTAAGCCTTCTAACAATGTAGCAAACTTGTCGTTGCTCATTAAATCTTCTTTACTGTAATGCTCTAAACATTTTAATTTTTTAGCTTGAATATCACCTAGGTGGTCGTACAGTATATTGCCGTCAAGCCATAGGCTAGGCTCAGTAAACATACGGATAGTCAGGTCAATAAGTCGTAGCTCAGTAGGAGGAAAGCCCGCACTCAGATGCTTGAACAAGTCCATCGTAAGAACCACGTCGTTCTTACAGTATTCCCCATACTTGGCTAGGTCTTCAGCGTTAAAGTCAATCCGACGCTTGCCCTGTGCCTGTAAGACTTCTGTACCTTTTACTCCTAGTTCATAGTGTTCAGCTAGTTTAGCTAAACTACCGCCTACTTCCGTGCCATGTATGGCTCTTGCCATAGATAACGTATCTACAATGGCTTTAGGTCTTATATCAAATATAAAACTAAGGATAGCCATATCAAACATAGCGTTGTGGGCTATCACGAGATGCTTGTCGAGTTCATATTTATCTAATGCAGTCTTTAGTTGTGCTTTAGTACCGCTATACCAATGGGTTTCCCCGCCTTCTTCTTGAATAGCAAACCCAATCGTCTCAAACTCAGAGCCACGGATGTATTCTTCCGTAGTTATTTTGCTAAGCGAGTAGGTCTGAGAGTAGTAAGTCTCAAAGTCTATGCAAAATATTTTCAAAACGAACCTTTGGGGCTTCCACTTGCAACTTGCCGTTTTCCTGATGATAGTTCTGCTAGTTTTGCTTTAGCTTCTATTAGTGCTACTACCTCGGAATAACCTAATCCATCTTCTGCATCTTTTAGCAGAGTATCCATAACTCGTTTAGTAAACAAGTCTCCTTGCAGACTTTGCATCTTGTCCCATAGGGCTTTGATTTCTTTGTCGTTTAGGAATGACAACTGATCTCTGTAGTCCTTGCCCCCATTGGTTCGCATTTCAACAGAAAGAAGAAGGTCTCGCCACTTCTTAGGATACCCGTCTCGTAGGGTAGGGATAAACTCATCAGGGTTACTGCTCATGCGTTCAAGTAATATCTGAACCCCTTTGTTTATTTCAACATCTGCCATCAATATCCTCCTCGTAAAGTAAGCTCCTTAAGGTTGCACCTAACAATGTTAGGTTCTCCTCGTTTACTACATAGGCATGTCCACCCGCTTTACGGATGTCTGCCATTTCTTTTTCTTGTAGTGCAGTAGGCTTATTGTTGCCTGCTTTGCATTCTATGGCAATGAACTTACCCTTAGCACAGCATATGATATCGGGCACACCTGAGCGACCAAAGCCATGCGTTGCAGGGAAAAAATAATAAATGCCGTAAGCCTTGATTAGCTTAACAACTTTATCTTTAACTTTCTTTTCGGGAGTTTGTGCCATGCCACCATATTAACATGGTGTTGGACTTTGTCAAGGAGAATTTAAAATATATTTGGGAGGGGTTGGGTGGATATGTAGATTCTCTGCCACCCTCAGAGTTTGGATTCAGCTAGCGTAAAAAAGCATCGGGGCAACTAGCTGAGAATAAAATCGTTCGCATCTACAAGGCTAATAGGTTCTATCGTAATCAAACGCCCCTAACATTGTTAGGTCTTGCTTAGGTTTGCAACCGCACGATTAAGATACCATTGCGCCTTCTGTAAATCTTCTAACTTATTCCCTTTGTGGTCAGCACGAGTAATGTACTTGACTACATTACCTAGGTGATACCCTAAGTCTTTAGCTTCGATAAAGTCGATAGTCTCAATACCACCTACCTTATAGTGGCTAGGGTGATTGACTGTATCATCTGCAAACAATGCCATTGATGCTACTGCGTTAGGTACAAGCGTTGAAGGTTTCTGGCGAACGCTCTTGTTGCTTGTCCCCACCCATGTGGTTTTCCAATCACTTTTAGTCGCTGCGCTCTTAAGCTTAGCCTTACGCTGATATACGGATTGCGCACTTACCTTAAACAACTTGGCAACCGCACTCGCCTTAGCAGTAGGGTTCAACTCTAAATAACTATTTAACTTCTGCGATTTTTTGCTTGGTGTTCTCATTTACTTCTCCTTGTTGTTGAATATAACTAGCTAGCACTTCCCTAATCTTTGCATTCCTGTTAGGGTAAGCTTCAAAAAACTGCATTACTTCTGTTGGTAATCTGAGGGGAAAGTAAACCATTGC